ATTCTGTTTACTGTGCCAAGCACAATGGTTCCCCGGTTCTCATACAAATCGGTCATGAGTAATTTTATCGCGTGCCTGATTTCTTCCGGTACATCGGTTACTGCATCGCCATAGCCCACCGTTACCGTTACTTTTATCGCCTGCGGGCGACCTAATTGTAATTGTGGCCAGACGGTTTCATATGCACGAATTATAGTTGCCGGTTCGTTATTGGTTACCCAATATTGATTTGGCGGAAGAATGGTTTCAACACCTTGTGAGTTGATGTACTTCACATTCACCACTTCTTGAAGTGGTGGATAGGGAAGTTTCAATTCATCACACCATGCATCATAGTAAGCGGCCCACTCTTGAGTAATCAGGGCGCGATTAAGATACCTTTCAATTGATCCCCTCGCTGCCTTTATCAATCGGGTAACTTCATCGATTTGCCCTGATACTCTCAAGTGTTCCTGTGCCTCTTGCAAGGCAACAGGTTCAATTTCGGGTGCGCTTGTTAAGACGTACATGGATTATGTAGCTGATACTCTCATGTATTTAACCGGATGTGTGCCTGCGTTTAGCAAGTCTCCATCAATTCTCCAGAATGCTACCAATCCGATTTCATCTGTATCGCCATAGCGCTCGTTCAATCTCACCAAACGCATGTTGTTCACTAAGCGAATCACATACTTCTGGAAGTTTCCAAACAAGGCAACTTTTTGCGAGTCGTTAGCAGACGTAGAACCATCTACATACGCGAACATATCCTGGTTAACCACGTATGGGTGACCGAGAATAGTACCAGGTGATTTTGCAGAGAAATCTGGTAACCATAATGGGAACCCCGCGTTAGCCGCAAGCGACAATGCTTTGATTTTCTTTAACACGTTGTCATGAAACATAAATGTTCCATTCACACGGTATGCAGGATCTACTTCATGCTCAAGAGCAAGGAAGTCGGCAATGGCAAGCGCTGCATCATCGGCAGTGTTGTTACCATGTGAGGCGGCAAGCGTAATACCTTTTGGTTTTGTTGAACCATCAGCAAGTGTTGTGTAGTAGTTGATACCACGAGCCATACGCTCAGCTAAAAAGCCATTTAACTCAGAAACGATATCAAGAGCGAGGTAAATATTCATGCTCGCTTATTGAAATAATGTTGAACACTTTTGTATCCAGTACAATCCTGTTCTTTGCTGTTATATCATTTCTCCAATCGATGATGAATGTTGTGTTGATCACGGATTGAATTTCTTCTGCTATTACTACTTCGCGGCCTGCCTTCTGCTCAACCTTCGCCCATACTGTTGGGTTATTGCTGATCAAATCCCATCCTGCAATAGGATCTTCATTAGTTGCGGCTGTATCAAATTCTTTTTCAATGAATGTGATTTGCCTGTCCAGTTGTCCACGTCTTATGCGACTTTGCAGCATAGCTCATTCTCCACTTTTTTACCGTTGAACTTCTCCCACGGATGAATATTTACTTCGCTCTTGATATCGTAAACCAGTTGACCTTCGTACTTGATGATTTTACCGCCCACTTTGGCAATCTTTAACACGTTATCCATCAGAGTATCATCGAGGCATTTATTGAGAGGCTTATAAATATTTCCCCGCATTTCCTCTACTACATTTCTGTGAATCATTTTACCGGGCCCAATGATGGAGAACTCATACACGTAATCTTGTGCCTCATCAGTATAGAAGTTGACAAAGGTTACTTTGTTCACTCCAAAGAAGAGTTCACCTTTTTTAAAGTATGGTTCATATACCTTGAATAACTCTGGCTTAATTACGCTATCGCTATTCATCATCATCAGGTAATCGAATTGATAATGTTCGAGCGCGTGTTTAATTCCAAAATTTATTTTTTCGCCAAGCGGATCATTTTTGTACGCTACACAATTGAACCCATACGACTCACATACCTCTGCATACTCAGGTTCGCTGATCACGCACAGTACATTTACTTCATGTTCGATGGCTGCAATTAATTCTTTCAGCTTATCGAAACAGAAGCGTGTTACTTCGGGGCGTTTCCACAGCGGTATGATTATCTGAATTTTCAAAACGTGTAGATTCTATATGAGTGAATCAGATCAATAATGTATTGTGGTATTCTGTTTACTGTGCCAAGCACAATGGTTCCCCGGTTCTCATACAAATCGGTCATGAGTAATTTTATCGCGTGCCTGATTTCTTCCGGTACATCGGTTACTGCATCGCCATAGCCCACCG